TTTAATACCAAAAGTCTCAATGACTTCTTTTGGTTTAATCGCTTGATAAATTTGTCCCATTTTAATTAAAGTAGTTAAGGTAAATAAAGTCTTCTAGGATTTCCATCTCTTTTGCTTTTTCAAGATTTTCTTGGATAGCATCCATTTTGGAATAATAAATTTCTTCAGAGACATCAAATTCATCTGTAAGATCAATTATACCATCTTTATTAAAGTAGTTCCCAATGTCTGGAGCACCAAGATAAACTGGAATGGTTCCAGTTGCGAAACAATCTAAAAGTTTTTCTGTGAAGTAGGTTTCATATTGTCCATTCTCAATCGCAACCGAGAACATATAATCGCAGAGTCCTTCTTCTTTTAGAGCAATCTCATTGAATCCACGACCATAAAGATCAACCTGATCTCCAATTCTTTCAACCCACTGAAGACGCAACCTGTGTCCTTCACACATTCTTTTATTAGAGGCAATCATAGAAATCATTTTTGATTTCTCATAGATTTTAGGTTCTTTGATCCAGAATCCTTGAGCAGGACACCACTTGAACTTTGGATCAATTTTCAAAAGTTCTTGGTTATGTGTGAATATGGCATCAAACGTTTCCAGATATTTTTCAGGAAACATCTTGACTTGATCTACGATTTGTGGCGTGATGTATTTTGATTCCAAAAGCCACGCATACTTGGGGACCTCTGGAGCATCATCCATCCAGGCATAAGGAAGAGTGCTGTCAATATAAAACGAACACTCACCCCCAGTCTTTACCCATTCAATATACTTTGACTCTTTACCGTGAACAGAATATCCTTTATTTCCATTCGTAAGATGAGTAAAAGTATCTCCGACCAGATTAAACTTTCTTCGCATTGATTTGCTCACTAATCCAATGATAAGTCTTACGGATACCTTCTTCCAGAGTCTGTGAATAGTCCCAACCAAGTTCCCTACGGATTACATCGTTGTTGGAGTTACGTCCACGAACTCCCAGGGGACCATCAATATGATTCTTCTCTACATTCTTACCAGCAACTTTAGCAGCAGTATCTACGAGTTGATTGATGGTCACCATTTCTTCTGAACCAATATTGACAGGTCCGATGAAGTTGCTGTCCATCATACGACGAGTTGCTTCAATACACTCATCAATATAAAGGAATGAACGAGTTTGTTTGCCGTCACCCCAGACATCAATTGTGCCACCTTCTTCAGGGAGATATGCTACCTTGCGACAGATTGCTGCTGGTGCCTTTTCCCTTCCACCATCCCAGGTTCCTTCGGGACCGAAAATATTGTGGTAACGAGCAACGCGAACTGGAATGCCATAATTGCGATGATAGGCAAAATACAGTCTTTCTGAAAAAAGTTTTTCCCATCCATATTCGCTATCAGGATTCGCAGGATACGCAGACTCTTCACGACAATCGGGATTGTCTGGATCTAGTTGATTATGCTCTGGATACATACAAGCAGAACCAGAATAGAAGATCTTGGTATCTTTCTTACCAAGACGTTCATTCATCTGATGCTGCATCTCAAGAACATTCAGATTGATGGTTGCCGAATTGTGCATGATGTCAGCATCATTGTCTCCAGTGAATACAAATCCTGCTCCACCCATATCAGCGGCAAACTGATAGATCTCATCAAACGATTGAATGTAACGATAAGGAACTGACTGATAAAAGTTTCCAGCATCACCCTTATATTCAAGAACACGACGAACAAAATCTACATCACGAAGATCTCCAAGAACAAACTCATTTGCTTCGTGTTGAGAAAACTCTGGATACTTAAGGTCTACACCACGGACCCAGTAACCTTCGGATCTCAGTCTGCGAACCATATGACTTCCAATGAAACCACCAGCACCAAGTACAAGTGCCTTCTTTGTATACTGACTCATAAAATCATAAACTCTGTACTATGTATTATACTAAAAAAGGTGGGTTTATGCAACCCACCTAGGTAACTCAGGCTCGCCACTTGCTCTTTAACTGGAAGCAAGAAACCAGGCGGGAGAGAGTCCCATCCGCACCACTTGCTTTTGAGAAAAGCAAGAAAACAATAGGGTCATATTTGACTCCACCACTTGGTTTTATGAAACCAAGAAAAGTTGGGTTAACTTTGATATCTCGGTAATACCAAAGAATGCGATTAAAAATAGCACATCCCAAAGTTTAAGTTTGATGGCAAATGGAATACCGAGTAAACCCCCGATAAACTTTATTATCAAACCATTTTTAAAATCTCCCCACAACATAATTTGATAACCAAGTAGGAGGAGAAAGTTCCCGATATATCTCAGGATACTTGTTTTAGACATAAGGGGTTTGCTCCCGACCAGTGCTTTTAAAGACTCTCCGTGTCTTCATCGTCTCTCACATAAGCAGGAACCCTATCGGGATCTAACCAGCACGTGTAATTATGATCTTCCATCGCAGTCATTAGTTGCATCTCATTATCCAGAGGATACATATCGCGGTATCTTCCAGTATAAGAATCTACTTTCTGAATACGATAGTCAGGTTTACCATTGATTTCAAGAGTTCCACATTGAACATACCGATAAGGAAAACGCTCAAGTAGAATCGTTGGTTTCTTAACGACTTTCATCAAGCAACCTCAATAGTTTCAAGATCACTTGCGATATACTCCATAAGCATTTCGTAATCGTCAAGGGGGTCACCAGAAAATACGACGCCTTCGTTTTCGTAGAAGCGGCGAACCTTTTTATAAAGTTTCGGATTCTTTACATCAAGGTAGATTTCCCCGTTAGCAGCAAGACGAAGAGTGCTAACATCTTTCTTGAATTTTTGGATCAGAGACATTGTTTTGTTTGTTAACCTAGTTATTATAAGGTGTTTAGACTTGTGTGTCAAGTGTGCCAGTGAAGTAACTGGCAATCGGGGTGACAGGATTCGAACCTGCGAAACCTCCCGCTCCCAAAGCGGGCGCTCTACCAAACTGAGCTACACCCCGTTACTCACAAAAGTAATTATACTACTTCTTGTGTCCCTTGTCAAACGGAGCCCAGTGCTGCCACTCATATTTGTGTATTGCCCAGATACCCATAATAGGTAACACGATCAAAATATATCCAAGAAATCCAAGTGTATATGGGTTTTCTAATACCCATCGCGCAAAGTGTCCCATTAGTATCCTCTCCAGGTCTTAAACTCATAATAAAAGTATTGATCCACTACCCTATCATCTAATGGAGCATTTTCAGTTCTATATGCCCATACCTCACAAAATTCTACGATGCGACGATCGTGTAGTGAACTATGTCCCCACATTCTTACAAATGCTGATGCGGCAAAGTGATACCGCTGCCTAATGTGCGGTTCCGTTTCCTTTATACTTTTCGGTATCATAATACCCTCCTTTTGTTCCGAAGTAAAGAGTTGCTAATACGAAAGGAACTGAAGCGAATAATAATAGTTTTCCCAATAACATTAAACCATCTCCATTGCTCTTGAAAGTTCAATATAATGATTGATTTCATCAACTGCGATCTCACCTATTCTGGAATCTTCTGGATGATCCCAAAAATAATTTAAGTAAGTTTCAGTGGCGTGATACTCAATACCTGCGTTCAAATGATAAGCGAAAACAGGATTAATAAGATAATAAACCACCATAATCCAATAATAGATGAGAACCAAATGATAAGCGAAAAAGCGATCAATCCAGCGATCTGCTCCGCCACGATGCTCCATTTCTGTGAGGTGTTCGGTTTCATTGAGTGTCTGCGCGAAGTGTTCTTTCATCAAATAGTAGTGTGGCAGATCTCTCAGTCCTAATGATTCTTTAAGATGTAGCACACTGACGAAAGCAAAATAGGGTGCTCTGGCGATTGTTTCCAGAACCCAGAATCTTTGTATGGGTAGGTCACGATACAAAAAGTCAATGATGGATATCGTGACTGTTAGAATTGTATCGTTGAACTTTTTCATGCAAAAACTCCTGGTACATAATTGATTCTTTCACGAATCTCATCTAGAATAATTCCATACTCTCTGAATCTACGATCTCCTGCGATAAAACATCTCTGTCTCATCCAAACGGCATCCGCCAAAAGTTTCAGTTCGTATTCTGAAAAATCTTTAAATCGTTCCATATTATCTCCTAGTGTGGATATGCGTTAGTAAGTCCCCAGTAAATGAATAATACAATGGAACTAAAAAGTAAAACTGAAGATATAAAAAGATTAGTCATCGTCTTCGTCCTCATAAGTTGAAGGTTCTTCAAATAGTTCGTCTATCTTTTGCTGTAAAACTCTTTTTTGGAGTTCTTCTAAATCCTCTTCTGTAATTCTAAGCACAAGTAATGGATCTCCTGCCTTAACGTCGTTCATTTCTGGATGCTTCACTTTTGGACTTTTTGAATATCCATAGTGAGCATTCATTACCATCCAACCTTGTACAAACATTGATACAGCAATTCCCACAAGCACAAACCAAGGAACCAAAAAGATTAGTTCAGAGTGATTTTGAGCCATGGAAGTAATGGCGGAATAACACCCACTAGTCGGAGGAGTCCCTCAGCAAATAAAGCAAGAACCACCCAACCGACGCACATACTAATGATAGAAGCATTACGGTTGTGTCGTCGTATAGCAGCATCAATCATCTCCTGAACTTCAGAACGAGTTACCAATTCTTCTTGTTCGTGCATCATTTTTCATCACCAAGAAACTTTGCCAGAGGGTCCTTTCTGGTCTTTACAATTTCAACTGATCTTTTGTAGAACATATTGTCTGTATTGCCAGACTGTTCAAAAGTCTCCTTGATCTTCACCCAATTATCGTAGGTGTGCTGATCCATAGGTTTTAGGTTGAATACTACTAGTTATGCTAGTGAGTACTTTTACTTTGTCAACTATGTGTTGATACAAAAATATAGATTAAGAAAACCTAAAACTTTGTAATATTTGTAACGGAGAGGGTAGGATTCGAACCAACGGAAGCTTTCACTTCGGCAGTTTTCAAGACTGCTGCCTTAAACCACTCGGCCACCTCTCCAATAAGAATATTATAATACTCAATGACTCAAATGTCAACTACAGTTTCTTTCTTTACATCTAAAAAGAGAAACTTCATTGGAGCATCAGAAAGATTTGCTCCTTCGTGTATATAGTCCATTACCTCATAGATCTGTGGAACACCTTCTTGCCAAAAGACTTTCTGACCCTGCCAGATCATATAACATTTTTCTTGAT